GGAGCAGAGGCTACAAGCTCTCCAGTCTCATCAGAGTACTGACCGATCTCATAAAGAAAGAAATCGTCGGGATGCTGACCAACAGTAGTACGACTATCACGAACGAGATCAGAGAAAGACCGAGATGCATCAGCTGCAGAACGGCTGAAGAACGGCGTATTAAAAACCTGAAGTTTAGAGTCGAAAACGGAAAAAACATTAAGGATCATGATTGATTCTCTTCCATAACGCGTCTGAGTTTAGCAGCTTTCAGTTCTTGGACGCGTTCACGAACTGAGAGACGTTGCGGCGAAGCTTCGCCAGTATCTTCAAAATCACGACCTCGCTTTTCGCGAAGCCGCTTAATCTCTTCAAAGCGAACAATATCAGAACGCTCCAACAACTTATCAAAATAAGCTGGAGGATTCATCATAATCTTCTCGCTAAGAATAAGTCGATCATTAGTATAAATATCAGTCATGTACTTTTCACAAAAGTCATGACCAATGCCAGGTTTAAGCGAGCAATGACAAAATTCAGCAACCTTACCGTCGTAATGCTCTAACTTCAAAGGGCCAGTAATCTTCTTTATCACATAACGAGCAACGTAAGCCGCAGTCTCAAAATTGACTGAACCAATCGAACTAAAGCCATACGGCCAAAGTTTCTCAAGCGTACGGCTACGATATAAGTTATTGCCTCGACGAATCGACCAGAGCTGTTTATCTACAAAAGTAACGCCAAAAATTATGGCGTGATAGTGAGGACGACCAAGCTTATCGCCATACTCACCACACATGAAAAAGCGAAGCTGTTGACCAAAACGGCTCATGAAGTATTTACGCATGCGCTTCATGAACAGCTGAAAATGCTCGTAATGAAGTGAGCCATCGGCAGGCAAATGAGCATCATCATAAGTCAGTGTAAGAAACATGTTGTTCTTATGTGACTTAGCTTCAACAACACATCGAGCGGCCCATTCACGAGACTTAGAAAGACGACAGCCAATGCATTGACCGCAAGGAATCTTAAACTCAGAAAACGGAATAGCCTTCGAAGGATCAAAGGTCACAGCATTGCGAGTACCGTCTTTAGTCTTAGATCCGGCAAGTCGATAAGCCGTTAGTGGGTGAAAACAAGGCATTTTTCCAAACAGGCAATATGAAGCTCACGAAGAATCGTCTCACGAGAAGAGCGAGAACGAACCTGAAATGAACAAAGAGAGGTCCAAGGACGATCGCGATAAAGCGTCCAGGTCACCAACTTACGACGACCAACATACGTCGACTCGCCAGGAATAAGCCAGCAGACGCCAAAGTCTTTAAGAGTCAAACGAATAGCCATAGCGCAGTTCCAAATGAAATTAAGATGTTCAAAATGATAACTATGACGACCGCGGCAGGTAACAAGGGTTAACGCTTAAATGCGGAAACCGCCACGCATGGGCGTAGCACGAGTATTCAAAACCTTCGTACGTGATGCACCTTTACGGAAAATACGCTTAGATGCCTTACGAGAAAGCTTATGACGACGACGAGACATATAAACCTCACTTTTTAAAAAGCTTCTTAACAGCCTTAAAGGCCTCCCAAATAGCTGAACCAGAATTCAGCAAAACATTAACGAACTTTAAGATCGCATCTATCATTTCGCAAGATGAGCGGCACCAACAGCAGAATTTGTAAGCGGCGCAGTCGAATTAAAAGGATTAATCAAATTCATCCACTGTCCAAACTTCCAAGCGCTAGAGTGCTCTTTCATATAATCAAAAGCTAACTTCTGCTTCTCAGAAGCAATAGCAGAATTCTGAGTCATGAATTTCGCTTGCTTCAAATTCTCTTCTTGAATCTTATTAGCAATCTCTTGACCTTTAGTTTGAGACCACATCAGATTTGAAGAAGAATCAGAGGCAACAGACTGAGCGCGTTTCAAACCTGCATCTGCTTGAAGTGCAGAATTCTGAACGTAAGTCTGTTTTTCTAAAGCATCTTTCAAACTCTTCTCAGAATGCTGAGTTGAAGTTTCAGCACCAGACTTAAAAGCACTAGCTAAATCAGGAGCGACGATCGGAGGAGCGTTGCCAGGAGTGCCAGAACCGCCTGTAGCCGACAAAATCGGATTGAGACCAGCTTTACGCATATCAGCAACTTCCCACTGATGCCGATTCTGCATCGCTTCTTTCTGATGCTTCCAGCCAACATATGCCGATAAAGCAGAACTGCCTAAATTAGCAGCACCGCCTATCGCTTCAGCCCAAGGAAAACCCATATCACTGTCCTAAAGCAAAGATAACAACAGTGCCAACAACGGCAAGCCAAATAACCAAAGCCATAACAACTCCTTAGAAGTGATCAACCAAGCCAGGCACTGAATACACGGGCATCGGACGAGCACACTTCAAACGAATATACGAGTCAAACAAAAACTGCGGCTCATCCTGAACAGCAACTACACGCTCAACGGGCGGATCATCTTGAATGAATTGCGGCGAAAGAGTTGGCAAAGAGCTGAACTTCTGCGCTAAATGCCAGCTATCGAGCGTCTGAGGATCAGTCGAACGGAACTTGCCAGTAATCTGACCAGGATAGTAGCGATACTCGGCATAACGTTCCTGATAACCAAAAACCTTATCGTCATCAGCAGTGCCTTGAGCGTAAATCTCTTTATTGAGAACGGCCTGCTCACCAAGATGTGCAAGCACAGGCCAATAAAAGTCAAATCGACCTTGGCGCGACCACATGCGGTTCAAACCTTGCTGGTAAGTCAGGTCAGCGCGAACATTCACAAAGCCAAAAACGTAACCATGCTCGACAAAAGACTTAGAGAAGCCATTGAACGAATCAGAGGCGACACCGAAGGCGGCCAAATTACCTTGCGGAGTCGTTTCATTCGTAGCTGAAGTTTGTTGGACAGGATTGATCAAAATGCGAGCAGAAGAACCGCCGAGGTACTCAGGACGCTGCAGACGAGCATCAGGCGAGATCACGCCGAAATGCGAACGCAAAATTTCTGTGTATCGCGTACCGCCACGGGCATCACGTTCGTAGAGCTTCTGAATCTGAAAAGCTTGACGAAGATCGTTAATAGAAATTGGAGTGGCAGACGACAAATTAGCAGTACCAGTCAGAGCAGGAATGGTAACGCCAACATCAACAAAAGAAGCAGAACCAGGCTCAGAACCCTCGGAATTCTGCACATAGAAAGAATCAATTACACGAGAACGAGAACCAGAATCGAGCTTACGAGTCCTCGCATAAGGGAAAACAGTCAAAACGCCACTCTCATTAAGAGCGATCTGACCAAGATTATTCCCAGCAGGAATACTCACATCAGCAGAACCGCCAATAGAAATTTCAACGCCAGGTCCTTTCTGCGGCCACGGCAAACATGACGTGAAATAGTCGTGACGCTTACCACGACGAACTAAACTGTAATCAGACAAATTGTCAGGACCATCGCCTGTTGGAACTTTCAAAGATTCTTGAAGATTCTCGTCTCTAAACCACTCATTAAAAATGAGATTGTAAGCGCGGAAAGGAAGCGCATTTACTTTCAAAGCTTTATCGACATTAGTCGGAAGACCGAAGTAATCCCAAAGCGTTTGATTCTGGACTTTCGTGCCGGAAACAGTAGGAACCAAAAAGTCTGTAGAGTCAGACGGATTTTTCTGCTCACCGTTGAACTTCTGCCAGTTGTCCCAAACGAGTCGGTTAGGAACAAAGAAGAAGAAAGTCTCCAAATAAAGGTTGTCCATAAAAGGAACAATCGGCGTAGCCAAACGAGCAAACAAAGTAGCTGTCAACTTAAAGCTATCGCCAGGAAGTACTTCATCAACATAAAAAGGTACAAGATAACCAGAATTAAAGGTTGTCTTATAACCATGAGAACGGTCAAAGACCGATCGAGGAATCTGAGTCGAAGGAACCTGCGAGAAAAGATGCTGTGTAGCGCGATTAACAGAAGACATGTACTTATCCAATAACTATAGATAACAAAAAAGGCGGCTAGGTCCGAAAGCCCCCTCGACCTAACCGCCTTACGGCTCTAAAACCAAGACTCAAAAAGCTTTATCACCGTAGGGCAAAGCATATACCACAAGTCAAAGAGAAAGCAAACATTCGAGCAGTGCGTTGGGTACCCGCACGTGCATCGGGGTGTCACCGGAAACAGTTACATCAAGTACGTAACTGTTTCCGGTG